TTCGCTGTTAGGGATAGTTGTGTCAAAGCTGTCTCTTCTCTCGTCTACAACGTTAATGTTTTGACCGTTCTCAGTACCGATTGTGATTCCGTTGTCGTTCGGGTCTCTCTGAGCGTTACTTGTATTCCCTTCAACACCGTTGTCGTTCGGGTCTCTTTCAGCGTTGCTTGTGTCGCCGCCGGTCGTACCTGAAAACGTTGTGCTTCCAAGATTCTGCTGGTTAACCGTACTTAGACTTGCGCGTTCATTCCTGATGTCAACATTCTTCTGCGCCTGAGCCTCTTCCGGACCTTCAAACTCGAAAGTCAAGTAAGTAGTGTTCTCAGGGTAAAAGCTTTTCTGTTTAACACATGTAAATGCGTCATCAATATTTCTCTGACTGTCAATGACCTCAAACGTACCGTTAGTCAAGTCACCGTCAATACGAGGGATTCTAACCTTTCCACCCTCTCCCGGCTGAGGATTCAACAACGAATTACCTATTTCCTGTGCATCAGACGCACCGCTCAAAGGATAATCAATGCTGATGCTGTCAAACCGTTCACCGTACTCACTTATACTTGATGAATCAGTGACAGTTTCCTCAATCTTGTTGCCGGACGGGTCAACCGCTTCAACACGGAACTTGTTAACAACGTTTTTAGTATCCGCTTTCTCCCACTCCTTGAACAAACCATCAAGGTCTCCGTCAACGCTGTCACGTTTACCTGTAATTGTTTCAAGGATTCCTCCGTAACCTAAAGGCTGATACCTTACAATATTATTACCGTTAGTGTCAACCTCACCTGTAAATGCAAGAGTGTACTCGTACGGACGAGTCAGTTCACGGAAAAACACTTGTCCTTGGTCGCTTATACTGTAATCCGCCAATTCTACCGGAGTGACATCGCTTGGAACCTCAACAACGTAGTCAGAAGGCAGTCCCTGCTCTAAAATACTGTCAAGACTTGTAAGACTTGAAACACTTACACTTATCTCTCTCTCAGCCAAGTACTTCATGTGGCTGTACAGTTTAACAGCAAACTCTCCGTCCTGATTGATGCTTCCACGGCTTTCAGCGTAGCCACGGAACTCGTTAAACCACTCGCTGTTTGTTTCATCCCATCCCTGCCAAAACAGTTCAGGTTCATCGCCGTCAAACTCCGACTTAGTTAAAGGAATATTGCCAAGAAGACTTGACTCACCTCTAATCTTCAAAACATTCGGGTCACGAAGCTTACGGTCAAGACTTGCATTGTTAATACTGTACTCTGCGTCAGGGCTTGAACCCGGCAAATCAGTTTTACCTGTGCCAGAAACACCTAACACGTGAGAAGTACCGCTTGAATCAGTGTAAACCAATCTGTAAATATTACTCATTTTTTAAATCACCTCTCCCCATGCAAGCTTCATACTTCCTTCAGCACGTAACGGATTCTCCGCTGTCTCACGTGTAGTCAACTCTTCAAGGACTACAGAAGTACCCGGCGGACTGTCAGGGTCATCCCCTTGGTCTGGAGTGTCAAAACGTCCTCCAAACAATTTCCAGCTTGCGCCGAAAGCAGCGGTTTGAATATACCTGTTAACGTAAACAACTTGCTCATAAACAGTTTTAACTATTGTATCACCTGCTTCATTAGTACTTGTGATTCTTGGGTCATCAATGTCAGACGCTGCATACGTACCTCTACTTTTATCAGTGCCGTCATCGTAAATAACCCATTCAATAGGTGTTTCACGTGTCTTACCTTCAAAAGCAAGGTTTTGAGCGTTCTCAGGTTTATCCAATGCAATACTGTACGTTGGAATCTGCCCGCCGTCATCAAGGTTTTGAATCAATTTCAAATCATATTCTAACGTCTGTTCTGTCAGACCTCCGATACTTCCTGTCGCCTGTATATAATAATCTACCATTTTCTAATTATTCACCCTGAAAGCTTGTCAATCAAGTTGTACTGTGCATTCCTACCGGATTTCTCCTTCTTAGATTCGTCGGACAAGTCGCTTGCAACGTCCGGACCTGTGTCAGGACCGCCATTCACAGTCATGGATTCGACTGTCACGTCTCCTCCGCTTCCACCACTGTCTCCGCCGGAACTACCCCAGCCGAAAGGACTTGTGATGAACTCTTTACCTGCACTGACTGCGCCACCTACTGCATCACCTGCAGCATTCATGGCGTCACCAGCTCCCGGAATAACGTCTGCAATATAATCTGCAATGTTACCCGGCAGTTCTACAATGCTTGTAAGCATGTCGTCAATGTTTCCAGCCATGCCGGACAAGTAACCTGCTAAATCACCGATACCTGTCAGGAACGCATTTATAAGGGATTCAACGAACCCCCAAATCTTTTTAAGTGCGTCCAAATACTTAGGCATCAAACGCAGGAACAACTGTACAAAAGGCTGAAGCAACGCCATAATAGCTATAAGCGTCGGCAACAGCATTATCTCCACAATACGTGCAATTAAACCTATGAACTCTGTAACAATCTCTAACTGTGAAAGAATAGCTACAGCACCGAGGATACCTGTCAACGTCTTAGCAATACCGCCAAGAGCAGCAAGTCCGCCACCTTTACCTTTACCGCCGCCTCCTGCAGCAGCACCGCCAGCAGCACCGGCTCCACTTCCAGAACCAGATACATCTACCTCTGTCTGGAAATCACCGTTCTCTAAATCTTTCTCTAACTGGCTGAAATCAGGTACCAGTTTCGCACCGAACAAAATATCCTCGCTCATCTTATAATAACACCTTTGTTAAACATTCTTTTTAAAACCCATTGTGTTTGTTCTCCATGCCGTCAAGCTTCTTCTTCTTCAACTTGTTACCGGCTTGTTGAATCTGCTCCAACAGGTCAAGAACCACGAGATTCGGGACATCATCAATACCGACTGAAATCCCTGCCTCGCTGTAATTATAAAACGTGAACGCTTGAGCAAGCAAAGGGTCTTCAACTTCAACCCCTTTCTCACGCTTACTCATACGTTTTAAAAGGTTCTCCACCCGTTTCTTCAGTTTCCCGCTTTTTCACCTTGAATCTGGCTCCAATAATGCTTCCCAATCTCTTGGAAAGAACTGTAAGCCAAGTCATCAACGGATACGTCTTCGCCGCTGCGGTCAAGCATCTCCTCAACCACGTAAAGCATGGCGTTATCCGCTTTTTCAAGTGCGTTCTCCATTTCAATGTTCGCATTGGACTTATCGCCCTGCAAACCAACTTGAAGCTTTGAACGAGCCTTTATACCTACACGGGTAGGCACAAAATCCATTAACTGGATTTCCTTTTCACTGCCGTCAACGGTTTCAACGTCAAACTTAACCATTTAGACTTCACCTCTTGCAACCCAATCACGGGCATTACCGTCAATGTCAACTGTACGCACTTCTGCATCATCCGCAAGCTCAGCGCTTTCAGTTTCAAACACTGCACCGGTTACTTCAATCTCCTCACCGTCACTGACCACAACTTTTACACTGGACTCGCCACGGTTGTCGGAAGGACGCAACGGTTTACTGCCGTCATCCATAACCTCTTCCCAAGCAGTCTCATCTGTAATCTCAACTGTCATGGAAAAGCTTACATCACGCATACCTTCAATGACCTCGGTCGGAAGAAGCCTGTAATTAGCTTCTCTCTGCTCAATACCTCGGACCGCTGAAGCATTACGTTCAATACTGAACTCGACGCTGTCAAGAGAACCGACTTTTGTACCGTCAATCTCGACGTGTGCATCCAAATAGTTCTCCGGGTTCAACGTACTGTTGTTAGTACTGATGCTTCCTGACTGAACCTCTGCATACAATCCGATACCTGAGAAATCAATTTCTACAACTCCATCAGTATCCACTGTGAAAGTTGCTGAATCGAACTTGAATCCCGGCGCCGGAGCAGGCTCAGTACCTGAATCATCATAACCGGAAAGTACAAGTACGCCGTCATCGCTGACCTGCTGTTTGAACTCGTACTCGGGGAGGATGTCCTGACTTTCAATCGTCCAGTTGGTTCCGTCATCGCTGTAACTTCCAAGCAACTGCAGAACCTCCAAAGTGATTGCACGGATACTTATATCCGCTGTAACACTCATTTGTCCGTCGTCACGGGCAACAAATCCTGCACCCTCACCGATACTTGATAAAAGATTTGAAGGGATTTCGACTTCGTGTGAAGCAGACGCTATGTTGACATCTATGTCTGCGAAAACGTCTCCGTCTCCGTCGTCAACCTGTACGGCATCTGCCAAACCTGTTTTTCTTTGATAATCAACCATTTTTAAATATACACCTTATAATATTGTTTATACAAACTCCACTTCTAAACTAATGTTTTTCTGAATAACGTTTTCTTCCATGTTCACTGTCCGAGTACTTGAAGTAGGAAGCATGTACCGAACACCTACAGTGTTTCTAAAGTAATCCTGCTGATTAACTATTACATCCTCTACACGGGTCGCCAAATACTGCATAACCTGCTCCTCAGTCTCATTACTGCCGTCATCGTCTACATCAAACTTGTTGTCGCTCTGGTCAACGAACACTGAGACCTGTATAACAGCGTTCTTCACTCTTTTCGGAGTTCCAAGCGCAAGAGAATCATAAGTAACGTCTACAGCCGCAATACCGATTCTCGGCATTGTAGCATTAAGATTAGGGAAATCGTCGTAAACCCAGTTCTTTCCATCGGCAGCACGCCGACTGATTGGGTCATCAATATTTTCATCTAATACGTCTCGAACCTCTATCACAAGGTCTTGAACATTAGTAGTACTCATCTTATTCCTCTCCGTGCTTGGATTGTCTGGACTTTTCCCCGTGCTTGAGGATGAAAACCAGTGAATATGTTGCTGGTCTCAGCAGTGTCCTAACAATATAATAATTTAATTGGTAACTATCCTTTATAAAACCTTTGGTCTCGGCGGCAGGGTGTTCGGGGGTTCGCACTTTTTTCGAAAACTCAACTCATATATACAAAACACGCGCCCGCGTTATAGAATATTGGAAAAACCCCGAAACCCCGAGGGATTGATAAGAACACTTTATACAAAGACTCCGGGTATGATATTACTTCATTCTTCGGACGGCGGGAACTATGTACGGCTGCGGCTCTTGGTTAACTGTTCCTTGCTCCACAAGCTGTGCGTAGTCCAAATCGCTGCCAAGAATAACTGAGTAGTCCGGTCCGTCAACTACTTGAAGGCTGTCACGGAGCGCACCATCAACGACCGGCACCATTGTCTCTGCTTTTTGAAGAGCTGTTGCTCTCATTCTCCGTGCTAATTGTTTCTGTGCACGTTTCTTACCTTTCTTCGTTACTTTTGCCTTTTTCATTGGTGGATTCACCCCTAACTACCCATGGGTAAACGGGTAAGAAGTACCCAAGACCACGGACTTTAACGGTGACCTCTCGGTCTAAACCCGTCACTGAACGTACCCATGACGCTGGAACGGTTAATCTGCTTGCTGAACGCTGCAGCCTGCTCCTTCGCCTGCTCAATACTGGTGTTCGTGTTGTCCTCGTCAATACTGACGATGCTACCTGAAAACATGTCGTAAACAGTAAGCCAGTACTCCAAATCCTTCATAATCTTAGGTACGTACTTGATACTGAAGCCTTCAACACCTCTGAAACCTGTCAAGCCTCGGAGACCGATACTTTCATCGAAAAAGCTTTGAGTAAAAGTGATTGTGCCTTCACTGTAGTTGATAGTGTAGTCCTCTTCTTTTACACGTTTGTTTCCGACCACAACTTTTTCAACTTCCAATACGGGACGGAAATCAAGTTGGTACTCTTTCACGTACTCGCCGTCTTCAGTGAACTCGTCGAAACGAACATCCTCATGAACGCTTGTACCGACTCCTCCTTCCATACGCCGATGTGCACGCTCAATTACTTCTTGAATGTCTGAGTCTCCGTAACTGTCATCAGTGTATCCAAGCCTGTTGATAAGCTCGTCTGGACTGTTAAAACTTTTAGTAACCATTTTATTCTGTCACCCTTTCTTTTACAAAGAATTTTGCTTTCTCCGGCTGCGTAGACTGGTCGCTGCCATACTTAATCTCAATTTCGAACTCGTACAAACCGTTTTCAAGGTCTGTATCTGAATCTGTCAAACTCCATGTTGCAACGCCGTCCGCATTGACTGTGCCTGCTGACTTGTCGATAACTGTTTCGCCGTAGCCTCCTTTCTCAGTGGAAACTTTTAAATACACGTCTTCTGCAGCTGTCAAATCAATTGTTGCACCGTCGTCATCAGTGATTGTGTAGCTGACGTTGTAACGAGTTGCTTTTGGAACTTCGATATTTCTGCTCATAATATAATAATAGTTTACTTAGATTCTTTTAAAAAGGTTGTTGTTGGTGGCACAGCCATGACCTAATTACGGTCTCCTTCGACTGCGTCACCGCTTACCTCGTCTCTCTCAACAAGGTCCGAACTCTTTGAATCCTCTTCACGGGCATCCCGGCTGCTGTCATCATCCTCCGTAACCGTGTCCTGACCGACATTCTCAGTGAACCAGTCAATTACTGAGTCCTTCACGCCTGCAGATGCAGATACTACACGGCTGTAAACAGTGCTTGGCTCAACCGAATCATTAACCCCGAAACCTTCATTCAAGGTTAAAGCCTCTCCCAACACACGTTCAACCCTTGACGCAACATTTAAAGATTCTGACAACACTATGTCAATACCTTTACTGAATGAGTCCTGCACGCCAGCGGATTCAGTTATTACACGGCGGTAAACCGCAGATATAACTGTGTTTGCCCGGACACCAACGCTTTCACCGATATTTCTTACATAACCAGTGAATGAGGACACCTTTGTATCCACGCCAAGACCTTCAGACAAGTTGACAGGGATGATAATTGTTACAACGCTGTTTGCTGCAACTCCAACCGTCTCAGCCACGCTTTCAACGTAAGTCGCTGCTTTTGTAGCGGTGTCTTGAACGCCTACGCCTTGTGTCTGAACACGTGTAAAAGCTTTTTCAAACAGTGTAGCGGTATCTACCAAGACATTCTCTGTCTGTGTACGGACATAACCTGCTGTGCTTGTGACGTTATCTTGTACGCCAACACTTTCAGCCAATGACTCGACTACCGTCACTGCTTCAGTAACTACGTCATTGATTCCTGTTTGCTCGCTGACCGTTCTAAAGTAATCCGCCGCCCTTGAAACAGTATCTGAAACACCTGCAACCTCATTCAAGGACTTGACATAATCAGTGAAACTTGTTAAAGTATCATTCAAGCCTACTGACTCAGTTAAAGTGTCAACGTATGCAGCCGCAACAGTTAAAGCACCTGCTAAACCGACTGTCTCCGCCAAACTTCTTACAACACCTATTTCACGTGTAGCCGTGTCGTTAGCGCCGACCTGTACAGTTGTCAACCGGACAAAATCTTTTTCATCCGTCAAAGCATCGCTTGTGCCTGCCGCTTCATTGAGCGTCCTGAAATAATCTTGTGGGAACGCACCGTACAAAGTAAAGCTGTCAAGTGTCGGCGTCACATCGTCGTCAGGAGAGCTTTGCTGCAAATCGTATCTAACTTCTATAGTGTCAGTCTCCAAATTAGACGAGTCAATGTTAGTACCTACCTGCGCCTCATCAACGTTAACCTGATTACCGTTACTGTCCTCAACCACGTAATTAATGGTTGTATCGGTAGGAATAGTAGCTGAATGCTCAATTCTTATCTCTGTAGGCGGCACATCCTCACCCGTAGCAAAATTGGTACTGAAAGCTGTACCGCTGTCCTCAAACAATGTCTGAGACTCCAAAACGTATGCGTTGTCGTCGTTACTTGAAAAAGCAAGGTACTGCTCGTCAGGACTCCAATGCAAATCGCTTATAGTACCTGAAGTCTTACTTATCGGGCTGTAACTTGTTTCAGTAGCATCCCACGTAACTGTGCTGCTGGCGCTGAAATCGTAAACATAAATATTACCGTTGTTATCGCCGAAAGTCAATAAATCATTGCTGCCCTTAAAAGCAACTGCAATCACACCGTTTGAAACGTTTATAGTTTGCTCAAGGTCCCAAAACGCTCCGTCAAAAATGTAGCAAGCACCTTCATTCGAAGCCACAGCTAACCACTCAGAGTTCTCAGACCACTGCAAAGAATCAACGTAACCGTTCATATTGGTTAAAGTAGTGTCAAAACTCCATGGGTCAAAGTAATCCGCTCCGTGATGGATGTGAACTTCATTGTCGAAAGTACCGTACGCAATAGATTCGCCGTTAGGACTCCACGCAATATCGAACACAAAGTCATTAGCCTCACTTAAAGTAGCGACTTTGCTCCAATTACTTGTTTCATAAACCCATACGGTGCTGCCGTAACCTCCGAACGCAACATAATCTCCGTTAGGACTCCATTCAACTGCTCGCACACCGCCCGAGCCTTCGCTTAAAGGACTGTCAAGGATGTCTCCGAAAGAAACATCATCGGTGAACACGTCGTGAATCCAAAGATTACCGTCGTTAGCTCCGTAAGCCACGAAATTGTTGTTTGGACTGAACTCAACCTCCCATACAAGTTCTAAGGACTCCGCCATTGGGCTGGCGGCCGTAGTTGTTCCGTCACTTAACTTGTGCACGTATACATTGGTGTCTGTACTGGCGTAAGCAACAATATTATTGTTCAAAGAAATACCGTTAGTATCATCCGACCCTGTTTCTGTAAAAGTATATTTTGTACGGTTTACGGGAGTGTCGAAAGTAGAAATCTCCATTGTACCGTCGCCAGACGTATCAACTGTTATACTGAAAGTTGAATCTAACTGGTCCTCATTCAGGAAATCGTCGAAAAAGAACTGGTTGCTTGCCATTATAATATAATCCTCTATATAAAAAGGTATGCGTAACCAATCTTTATAAAACTAATTGTTAAAAAAATAAGAAAAAAATAAGTGGTTGGACGCAGCTATACGTCCTGAATGTCAATCTCCCAAGTCACATCAAGAGTGTCATTCGATTCAAGCGGAACACTTGAAATAACCTGTCTCGCAAGCATGTTACTGCCTGTAGACTCGTAAATAGAAACCTCCTGAATGTCAGCTGTAACTCCTGTAAAAGTTGTCTGTAGACTTGCTACCTCTCCTGAAACAGAACCTGTAAGCCCTGTCTGAGAAGCCTCTTCAACTTGGAGACCTGTCATCCCATCAGTCGTTGCTGTACCGTCTGAACCGATTGCAATAGAATCGAACTCGTTACCGGTTACACCAGCGATTATAAGGGATGCGACTTCTTCTCTACCTTCTGAAACTGTTGCCATAAAAATATTTCACCTCGTAATATATAATTTTTAAAATTCTTGGACCTGCTCGTCTTTAACTTCGCCGTCAGGACCTTTATGCTCGATTTTAACTTGACCTGTTACTTCAACTTCTTCAGGGTCTTTGCCTTTTTTCTCGGCAAGAATCTCTTTAATCTTTTGAATCATACTAACTAATTAGTTCCCTACCTTTATAAAAGTAACTGGTTTACCTTTTGTTGTCCTCATACCAGCGAATCTTACCAACCAAATCCTCCTGACTGCTGTCAAGATTATTTAACTCGATAAGGAAATCATTGCCACTGCTACTTATAACACGTTCAGTGACCTGAGAAATCCCTGAGATAAGAGGGACATTCGCATAACCGCCGCTTGGCTCAATACGGTCAACATCAGACTTGACGCCTACATCGTTTACCGTAGGGTCTTCATATACAACTGTTTCATTGTTGTCTGGTTCGCCGATAGCACGGTTGTCAATAATAATTGGTGTACCTGTGTCGCCGATGTCTGGCTGCCTGTAAAAAGTAATGTCAATGTTAGCGTCAGAAACAAACAAGTATTCTTCAATTATAGTTACTAAATCACTTGTATTTCTTATTAAAAAGTATTTTGTTGCGTCAGCACCAATGTTTCCGTCGTAAACGCCTTTATATGCGTCGCCGTCACGGATATGCTGCTCCGTCAAATCCGAAAGCAAATCTGTATAACTTACACTCATAACAATACAATGGTCAAACCACTTTTATAAAACTAATTGTTCAACAAAAAACAAGAAAAAAGAGAAAAAAAGAATATGAAGGTTTTTATTTATAGACGCCCCCGGTGTCAAATCCGGGGCTGGCGTCCCTCAGACCTCTGTCAAGAAGTCAAGAAGATGTCAGCTTTACGCTGTGTTCTCCTGAACTCTGTAGACAGTGTCTTCGTTGACAATTGAGACTCCGTAAGCCTTAACGGCAAGAATCTCGAACTGGTAATTCTCGTTAACACGTCCGTCAAATGTCTGGACTTCAGAAGCATCAACGAAAACAGATGCTCTGTCTGTGTCAACGAAAAGTGCAGTGTCAGCAGAAACCTGACTTGTCATGTAAATCCTGACAGGTCCAAGCCTTTCAACCATAGGAGTCTCTCCTTCTGTTGATGTTCCGAAAGCGGAACCTTGCTTGGTGTCAGCATCGGTCATGAAGTTAGCCCAAGTAGTTGGGTGTGCGACCATCATGTCAAGTCTTGCATCGTTCTCAGCTCCTGCAGCAACAGTCTCAACTACATCGTCGTAGCCAAGAGTTGCGTCAGTACCAAGAGCAGTGTAGTTACCGTTTGAACCGTCAGCCGGTGTAGCGGTTTCAATTGCTGTTAGAATGTCTGCGTCAACTTTACGTGCGATTGCACGTCCAGCCTGCTCCATTCTGAATGCAAGAAGGTCTACCTTTGCCTTGTCAACGATTTGACCTGAGAAAGTTGTACGTACTCCAACCCACTTAATGTCAACTGATGTCGGACTGTACTGCGTGTCGTCTGCAGCAAGTGAACCGTCAGCGTTAATCTCTGTAGCGGATAGCTTCTGTCCCTGAGGAACTTGGATGCTGTCAACTCCCTGATTCAGCTGGAACTCAACTGTGTTAAGAGCGTCAAGACCAAGTAGTTCTGGCTCAAGAGCCTCCTCAATCATGTCAGCTTGAAGTGTTGTGTAAAGTGCGGAGTCGTCGTCGAAGTCTTCTGCAGCTGTTGCTACGTCAGACCATTTCTCTCGAACTGATGCTCTTTCGTGAGTCTGAGCACCGTCAACGATTGCTTCTCCAACTTCCTGTACCTTCTCTGTCTTTGCGTTTTTAAACATAAAAAATTTTCACCTCGTAAATAGAATCTTTGTTTTAGTGATTTTACTCATAAGTATACATTAGTTTCTACCTTTATAAAGGTATTGGTTTTCTACCCTTGGAAATAAAAATAAATAAAAAAAAGGGGAAAAATGCCGCCGAAAGGCTTACCCAAGTGACGGGATTCTACCTTTGAACGACTCGCTTTCTGTCTCAGAGATTTGACTGCCTCTCTGACTTACAGCTTCTTCCTCAGTCTCCTCAGATTCCTCATCGTCCTCTGATTCTTCCTCGGATTCTTCCTCTTCAGATTCCTCGACGTCACCATCTTCATCTTCCTCATCATCTTCCATTGCCTGACTCATTACTTCCTCAGCTTCCTCTTCCTCAGACTCGTCGCCTGATTCATCCTCAACTGATTCCTGTGATTCCTCTTCTTCTTCGTCGTCCATGTAATCACCTTCTTCCTCAGGTTCGTCTTCGCCGTCTTCTGGCTCGTCCTCAGGTTCATCTTCAGGTTCCTCTTCATCATCCATTTCCATGGATTCAAGGTCCTCAATCATTTGATTCATGTGTCTCTCAACAACGGAAATAACGCTGTCAAGCTCAACTGCTTCTGAAACTTCATCTTCGTCTGAATTTGTCATAATACTATTTACACCTCTTTCAATATCTTCTTCTCCGATTTTAACGTTTTCTTCCTCGAACTCATCGCTGATTTCCTGAATAGCCTGCTCCATGTACATCCTGATAACCTGTGCAGCATCATCAAAAGACTCTTCTTTCTCTGATTCGTCTGCGTCAAAGTCATCAACTTCATCATCGGGTACGCAACGCGGATTACCGTTTGGCTTAGTACCTACCATCGTGTAACCATCCCAGCAAGGGTCATCCTGCTCTTCAGCGTTACCGTCGATGTCACGTACCTCTACATCATCCTCGTCGTATTCTTCTTCGCTTTGTGCGTCTTCAATTTCTTCCTGCTTTGCTTCAGCCCAGTCACGACCTTCGTCGCCACCCCAAGCCTTATGCATCAACCAACCGCAGTCCTCTTCCTTAGGACCGTCTCCATCAACTACTTCATTCCCTTCATGACGGTCGAAAAAGCTTACCATACGGTCAACAGTGTCTGCAGAAAGACTTTCACGGTTATCTAACTGGTTAGCTCTCTCCCAACCAGTGTCAGTACCGCATTCATCATTGTCAAACTCTGAGTTGTCACGTGCATCCAAAGCCGTCCGTGCTTCCTCAGCTACTTCCGCAGGCGGAACAGTTTCAACACCGTCAACCTCTTCAGTAGCATCTTTGATAGCACCGCAGTAAGCCTCAGGGTCATCCTTATCCTGATTATCCTGCACACAATCCTCGAAATCATCGTACTCGCCCATTGGCTCGCCAGCAACATCTTCGTCGCCGACAAAACTCTCGACTGTAGCCACTCCTTCCGGAACAGCTTCAACCTCTGCAACCTCTGCATCAGTGAAACCGGGTACAGTAACCATTGACAATTCAAGGAACTCCTTAACATCTACAAGCGGCGTATCACCGTTATGCGGTTCAACAATCGCCTGAATTGAAACGTTAGAAATGTCTCCTCTCTCAATGTAGCCACCTTCCACAAATCTGTGGTTCGGATTCAGGTCAGCCTCGTAATAAAGACCGTCATCACGTACTTCTACACTTGTAACGTGACCGATTACCTCATCCTCCTGATGGTTAAATAAAATACTGCATCCTTCCATGGACTCAGCGTTTTCCTCAACAGATTCACGGCTGTACTGAACACCGTTACGTGACACTTCCTCAAACGGCAGCGCCATTCCTTCAACGGATACTCCGTCGCTTTCTGTCTGTTGAACAGTTAAATTTTCTGCGACAAGTCCTACCTTCCCCGGGTTAAAATCATCGCTCATAATATAATAATAAGTTTAATTCCTTACCTTTATAAAACTACTTGTCCCTTAGCCAAGACTCATGGCTGCTCAAGTATTTGCTGTGGCACCGAGTACTGCAGAAATCATGGTTTGTACGGTCAACCTCCGACCTGTGTTTCATGTAGGTGTCGCCGCATCCGTCGCATTCGACCTCAACTTTTTTATCTGCGTCTTCTCGGTAGCATTCTCGGCTGCAAAAGTCTTTCCCCGACGTTACTTTGGACGGGTATCGTTTGAAACTGTCGCCGCAATTGGCGCATTGTAGAATTATTTTACTCATACATACTTATTAATTAGGTAATGACTTTTAAAACGTTTTCGGACCGTCCAACATAGGTAAAGGTGTGCGGTCCCGGGTACATCCACCCCTGATTGGGCATGGGTAAACAGGCAAGAAACACCGTTAAACAACCGCCACCACCTTTATAAATGTTGAGAACTAATTATATTATGTTACAATGGCTATAAAACTTTCATGTGACTACTGTGGCGATGAATTTGAGAAGTACCCGTCAGAAATAAACGATGAAGAAAACTACTGCAGCAAAAAATGCTATCAAACCTCAGTAGATGCAAAAGAAACGTGCAAATGCAACAACTGTGGAGAAAAATTCCAAGAAACCACATCAAGAATAAAACAAGGCAGAGGAAAATTCTGTAGCATAGAGTGCAAACACGAATCAGGACAAGAAGAAGTTGTATGTGATTATTGCGGAGAAAAAACAACTAAACCTCAATCGTTTGTAAACATGCACGAAAAAAACTTTTGTGACAAAGAATGCGAAGCAAACTGGACATCAGAAAATAACCGAGGAAAAGACCATCCAAACTGGAAGGAAAAAAGCCTTCCAAAAAATGCTGATTACGGTTACAACTGGGCTAAAATGCGTGAGCGAACCCTTGAAAGAGACAACCACATGTGTAAAATATGTGGCAAAACAGAAGAAGAAATAGGAAGGAAACCGAGCGTACACCACATCAAACCATTAAGAACGTTCGACAAACCGGAAGAAGCGAACTACCTTGACAATCTTGTAGCTCTATGTAAAGAACATCATAGAGAACTGGAACAACAACCTGTCAAAGTCCAGAAAAACAGGCTCGGTATCAAAGATTAAAACTGAGCAGGATAAGACCCTACATCCATTTTTCTTCCATTGTTTCTCTCATAAGCTATAGCGAGCATTAAGCTGTCGGCAAAGTCAGGACTCCTGTTATCAGGGTCTGCAATTTTAACCTTATCTCTCGCATTATACTCAATTCTCATATCGTCTAAATCATTAAACAGTTCCTGATTGCTTTCAGGTATACTTATATCACCATCTTCGAAGATTGAACGAAGCTTCCAAAAATATTCCGACTTCTTTCTGAGGAATTGGTCTTTATTATCGGCAGACATACCTACTTTCAACCCGACACTGTACAAACCTTTCTCATTCAAACGGTCTTGAACACCGCTGCCGATGCCGTGCGTATCCACATTCACGTGTTCCTCACCACGCTCATTCATGATAGTTTCAACCTTGTTCGCAATACGCATAGTGTCGCCAATATCCCACTTCCAAGTATCAGTAACCTCATAAAAACCATTACATCTCTCAACACGAGTCAACACAGTGCTGTCATCACCCATACGTGCTACGTCAAGCCCGTACAAAGCCGTCGGTTCTTTGTCGCATTCAGGCACTTCCTTACCCTGTGCTTCCTGCAACTTACTGTACTGAATCAACGTGTTATCGCTGTCACGGTCAGGGAACTCCGCCATGATATTAACCTTGAAGTTACGGTCCGTCATCTCCTCACGCAGCTCATCAACATGCTCCTGCGTAAAACTACCTTCTTCAACAGCCTGCTCATGGTCAACGTGGATGAACTTGTAATTATCTTTCTTCTTACACGCCTCATAAAAATGGTTCCTTGTCGTCGGGTTGCCAATCTGCACCAGTGTAGCGTCCTCACTGTTACCAAGCATACGTAGAATACGTTTCTCATATATCTCGTCACTGACAAGGTTAGACTCATCCAATATTATCATGTCGGCACCGAATCCCATCAATGACTGTGCATCATTCCGTCCGCCAGCCGTCAAAGTCCTTAATTCGCAGCCATTACTGAACGTAATCCTTTCCTTGGATGCTTCCTTCTTCAAGTCCTCAGGTCCACGCTTACTTTGTTCCACAAGGTCGGCTAAAGGCGGGCACTCCGCCAAAAACTCTGCAAACTTGTTCCTCATAATCTCAGCCTGCTTAGAAGTACCTGAAATCACTACAACATTCTTATCTCTGTGCAGGAGAATATATATTCCGAGAGCTGCCGCAATCCCCCAAGTCTTACCATACTGAGACGGAGTCACAATCGCCAAACGCTTCTCACGGTCAAAACTGATGTCATTAACTATCTCCGCCTGACCGCCGAACAAATCAACGTCGTACAACTGCTGTGCAATCGCATGACCATCCTGATTCCTGATAGCTTTACGCCACAAATCCTCGTGTTCATCATTCATAGTCGAACTCATAGCCCTCACCTATTGCTTCCTTATTTAAACCTTTCAATATCATGTCAAAACTGACTCGGTCATCATGCGCCGCCTCCAACTCGTAGAAAGCATCCGCATATTCTTCGTCCCGTGCCAACTCGTTGTGAGCATCAAAGTGTCTCTCTGCAGAACGGTACAACTCCGCTAACTCTCCGTCAAGCCGGTCCGGGTCCTCCGTCAGGAGCATGGTTACGTCATCGTACATATCCTGTATCTCCGACCGTGCCCAATCACCGGGTATATCATCCCAGTTACTGTAATCAACCATAAAAAACTTACTCCTCCCCGTCGCCGGTTTCGTCTTCGTAAATATCAGCGAGTTTATCAGCAAAAGCGCCTTCATGACTGACCTCAACACGTTCAGGCTCCTTTTCTTCAATGCCAAGCTCCATAGCCCAATCCTTATAAGTCTTAGTAGCTTTACGAGCCGTAGACATGTCACCTTCCTCACGTGCCTTCTTACTTATCCACATCAAAGTAGAGGCAACGTCTTCACGGATGTTCTCCTTAGTAAACTCAAACTTTAAAATAGCTTCACGTACAGCATCAACATCATCGCCGATAGTAGAAGTATGGACATCAAACTTGTCAGCCATCTCCCTGTACGTCTCATCAAGCATCCGGACACCGCCATTCTCCAACGCACCCTCATAAATATAAGCACGTCTCTCATGGTAACTGTAATCCTCAAAATCCTTTTCATCCGGAACTTCAACACTTCTATAATCCTTTATGTCTGCCATTTTTCTCGTACCTCTCGATAAATATAAATGGGTAATCAGCCTTTATAAAACTAACTGATGGAGTACCTAAACGCAAGAAAAAAGTAGAAAAAATATATGTGGAAACTTATTTGTCGCCGTAACCCGACGCAAACCATTCAAGTACAGGGTCAAGCCAATCCGCCCAAACCTGCTGGTCCTGTTTTTCTGTCATGTTCATGTCACCTCCGTAATAATTGATTGGTTATACACATTTATAAAGGTGTCGTTCCCTTGGTCAACCCAGTCACCGTCAACACACTTCATGTCAACATCCGGAGCAGTCATGATAGGTTCGCACGGCTCGTAATCTGTCTCGCCGCCAAAGTCAGCGCCTTGGAAAACGCCTACGGCAAGCAGTACTGCGGCAATCAAGCCAATCCTGATAAGTACATGCTTCTTATTCACGGCTATTCTTCACCTCTTCCTCGTCAACAGGTTCAACCTCTTCCATCTCGGTTTCTACACCAAGCTCATCCCTGATTTTAAGGTCGATGTTTGCCGCCTCTGTCTGGATAGCACCGTACTCTGACTCGCTGCTGCAACCTTTACCGTCCATGTTCATGACTCCGTGGTTCACCATGTGGATTGCTGCTTGCTCCTGTGTCATGTCAGCTACTTCCGCCAGTGAAACGATGAACTCGTGGACTCGTGCGTAACCTGATTTGACAGGTGTTTTGCTGCCTACGTATTTGTCCTTCGCCTTTTTGAACCGTGATGGTTCGCTGTAGGTTAGGTCAAGTTCGCTGCTTTCTTCCATGATTTTTGTGTAAAGCATCATGTTTTTGTCGACGAAATGGTTGAAACCTTCTTTTATAAATTCTTCGGTCAGGTTTGTGTCCAGTTCGGTCGGCAGTTTCCTCGGGTCGATAAGTGTGTATGCTTCAGTGGTTTTCTCTTTCATTACTCTTCACGCTCTTCTTCCATGTGTTCGTCCAGTAGCTCTCGTACGAGTTTGCTGAAGTTTAAATGGTTTTCTTCTAAATATGTTTGCTGGTCCTCTCGGATATTTAAGTTCTTCTGTCTCATAGACATATAAAATATATAGTTATTGTTATTTATAAAGGTAATGGTTTCCGCACCGCCCGTACCAGAACAGTGGCGAAACCACCTCTAACCCGCCCCCTTTTATAAACAAGTACTGTATAAAACAATATCCGCAAGTTATACTGTAAATAAGGCGGTAAGCTCTATCCTTCGGGGGTTCGCCCTTTTTCCAATAACTCAGTCAGAATTACATGCGCACGGGCGTGCGTTATAGGTTTTCCGAAAAACCCCGAAACCCCGAGGCGTATAGCTAAGTACTTTATAGAAGATATACTCCAATGATATACTTTTAAACAACCTGTAACGGATGACCCTTTATAAAGAGCGTTGATTTAAAGCCTGTTTAGAAAAGAAAAAAAAGAGGAGAGAGGGATGAAAGCCTTTTTTATTTGAGTTCGGCTACTTTTCCGGGTCGTGGTTCGTACCATTCGCCGTCGTCAAGTTTCCGTGTGATGATTTCTTCTGCTTTGCCTTCGTCCATTTGCGAGTCTTCGACCAATGTGTTCATGTCTGCGATTCCTTCTTCGTCTTGAGCTGCTTTCATGACTCGTTCCATTGCTTCTTCAAGTGTTTCTGAGGAGTCGCCGCTTTCAATCTTGTCTTTGATTGTGTGCGGGATTTCTCCTTCGGCGTTGCTGATGCCGAGACTTGCTTTGAACTCTTGGACTGTGTTTGCTTCGTCGATTTTCTTTTGGAACTGTTCGTTGTAACGGATGTTTCCGTAAATTGACACCATTCCGTCTTTGAAGTTGGATTGGTTGCTTCGAGTGCTGGATGCGTACAGTTCTGTGTCGTTGTTGATTCTCCGTGTCAACTTGTTCTTTGTTGGCGGACGGTTGCTGCGGCTTTGATTGAATAACTCAATCATTTTGTGCAGCTCGTCTTTTGCGATGAAGTCGTAGTCGAACCTGTTGTAGTTCTGATGGTCTTGAATGTTGTCACGGCTTCTTTCACTTGCCTCGCTCTTTGAGATTCCTCTTTCTACGTACGTGTTCAGGAACTCAAGTGTTGGGTCTGCGTAACTGTTCCATTTTGTACGTGTTTCCTGTGGTTGTTGGCTGTGAGTGAACTCTCCTTTGTCCCAAACCTTTTTAAAGGCGAGGACTGCTTGTGTGACGAACCCGCTGAGTTGTTCTTCGTCGTGAAGTTTCCTGTTCAACTTCATTTTCGGTGTTGCCCGTTTCTCATGAGGCTTGTTGCTGTCAGGGTTCTGCACGAATCTGTAAGGGAAGTCAATAATCTCCCAACGCCGGAAGAAACCGTCAGACTGGTCTTGTGACTTCGGTACTTCGTTTGCTGCCATGACAGGTAGTGCGTAGTTGTCGAACTCGAAAGAGTCTCCTCCCTTGATTTCGGCACGCACTGAACTTCCTCCCGTCAATGACTTGAGTGTTCCTCCTTCTGCAAGTTCTTCGCTCGGTAGGTCGTCGCATACAACCATCAATTTCCTGTAAAGGTGGCGTGTAGCAAATCTACCGTTTTCAAGTTGCTGCAGTGTTTCGTCTTTGACGTGTTCTTGACCGATTGCAGTCCTTAACAGGTTCAGGAAAACTGTTTTACCGTTCTGTCCTTGACCAACCATCATGAATGCTTTGGCGATAGGCATTGCAGTGTTCATTGTGTAACCTGTCATTTCGTAGATTGTCTCTGCATCTTCTTTTGTTGCTGTGATTTCTTCTACGAAGTCTTTGATGTCGCTGTCATCTGCGGTGCGGTCGAAGTCGTGTGGAATCTGCTGTGTGAACGTGTACTTCGGGTCATGGCTTTCAAGCTCTCCTTCTTGCAAGTTGAATAATCCGTTGTTGAAGTTGACTAAGTGTGTTGGGGGCTGCATCTGTTTCTGTGTCTTTGCTACTCCGGGACGTGTCTCGATTGCTTCCATTGTGTCGTTTACACGTGCCTTTTTAAAGTAGTCTCCAAGCCGCTGGTTTGCTTGTTCTTTCACAAGTCTTTCAGCGTCTTCGTAGACACCGTCTTGGTAAACGTACAGCTTCTCCTCCAACATGCTGTAGATGAAGTGGTAGTCGTCTTCAATGTCTTCAGCAAGTTTGTTGGAGCGGAAAGCACCTGATTCACTGAAGTATTTGTCGCCGGGGTCGTGTTCATCCGGCAATCCTGTGTCCTTACCCTTGCCCTGTTCAGGGGTAACATCGTCGGAAACACCGGAAGTGCTCTGCTCGGTTCCGGAGTCTCCTGTGACAGACTCGTACTCCTTCTGAACTCTCTCAAGGCTTCCGGGCATGTCTTGGAACAATTCGTTTCTCTGCATCTCATTCCATGACTGCACCAGTTCGAAGATTGACTGTTTTGCGTCACTTCTCTCCTTCCTGTCACCGTTTTTGGTTAGGTCAACCAGTTCATCCATGTAGTACTGACCGCTTTCAAGCAAGTCGCCGAGGTCGTAACCGTTCTCGGTTGTCCAGTCATCTAAATCCATTCCTTCATCAAGCTGAACAATTGTAGGCTCGTTACCTTCTTTTGTCAGGATGTCTGCTGTTTTCATTGCGCCTTCTTGCCCTGCTTCATCTCCGTCGTTGATGATGTAGACATTGCTGTAGTTGTCAACTGACTCAACTACTTTCTGGATGTCATCGCTTCTGAATTGTACTGTTGCCGGGCTGTAAGTGTCAAACCCTGCTTTGTCTGCGGAGATAGCGTCGGTAAATCCTTCTGTGATAATTGCTGTTTCTGTGCCGTTCCCTGCAAACTTGAACAAGCTGTGGTGATTGTAGTCAGTGTTGTAAGCTTTCTTGTACTTCTGGTCTTGACTGTAGCTTTCTTCTGTTGCACGTCCGGCCATGAAGGTTGTACGCCCTGCGTTCATGTATGGCAAGGTAATCCTGTTGGCTAAGTGGCTGTAAATCTCTCCGTCGTTCTCGCCGAAAATACCTGAGTCAATCAATGCTTGTTTGTCGAATTTGTTGATTGTTTCGTTGACGATTTCCTGATGCATGAAGCCAATCATGTATTTTTCAAGGTCGTCGTCTGTCAGGTTTCTGTTTTCTTTGATGTCGGCGGCTAACTGTTGTTTTCTCTCTGTCAAGTGGTCGTGGCTTTCTTGTGTTACGTGTTCAAGTACTTGACGTGCTGCGTCTCTTCTCTTAATTGTTTCTTGGTCTGCGTCTCCGAACTCGTCAGGGAAGTGTTCTTTCAACCACTGTACTGCCGCTGTTTTGTCAATGTTTTCTGCGTGCATGACAAGTGTGACAGGGCTGTGCCCTCCTTCGCTTGATGGGAAGCAGAAGAATTTGTCGCCGTTTGTTACTGTGATGTCGGCTGTGTCTTGGTCGTGTTGTGGGCAGAAGTACTGTACTTCGCCGCCTCGACTGTTGTCACGTCTCATGCCGAGTTCGTCTGCTACTGTGTTCAGGTTGATGCTCATTATTCAATCACCTCGTCGATTTTGTTTTCTACGTTGTCGAGTCCTTCGTCGATGTTTTGTAGGATTTCCATGATTTTGAAGTCTTTTGTTGCAGAGTTTGAAGGGTCTGCGAGTTCCTGTTCTAACTGTTCAATCTTTTGGTCTTGTTTGTCTTGGTTCATTGTAAATCAACTCTTGTATATAACATATATGTAATATGCATTTATAAAGGTAAGGGTGTTTACCCCTCAACCCTTTTACTGCTTTCGGATTTTTGCTGCTCAGGATTCCAAGCACTTAAATACTTGCCGTGCTTACCCTGCTCAACTTTCAGCCGTACCTCTGTATCCTTCCTGTGAAGGTTCAAATCCTCGATGACCTCGTCAGGAAGCAGGAGATACATACTGTTACCTACTCTTGTGGTTTTGCTCTTCAAAAAAGTCTCGTTTGTCTTGTTTTCATCCATAATAATTAACCTCAATTAACTGTTTGTGTAAAAAATATATTGGTTTCTTTCATTAATAAAGGTATGGGTGGCGAAGAGTCAGCCCTTTTAAAGGCTTTCCCACTCCTCCATACCGTTGAAATCTTCTTCCTCGGTTTTCTCCTCACTGGTTGGATGCCTGTCATTCCGTTCATGATTGTCGTTGTTGACCTCACTAAGGACTTCATGCATCTGCTCCAAAGGTTTGTGACTGAACTTCGGGAAAAAACAAAGCCACTCGTCTTGAGCCGGCACCTTGATACATGTAGCAACTGCGTCAAAGTTTTCATTGACTTCAAACTTCATGTATGCTACATCGCCGTCTCTCTTGATTGCTTTGCGTTCGAAGTCGTCGTTCCCCATGTTCAGTTTACGGTCTCCGCTGAAATATTTTTCAACGTAATCCGCAAAGTCGTGAAGTTCGTCAAAGTTGTACTTCGCCATTATCCGAACACCTTGTTGTAGATTCGGTAGACGAGCTGTACTTCAGGGCTTCTACGAGCTTTCACAAGTTTGTCGTTGATTTCAGCTGCTAAAAGCTCTTTGTCTTCTTCACTGATAAGGCTGTCTGTCATTACGTCGAAATCGCCTTCGATTACTACTTGCTCCATGCTCGGTTCACCTGTCTTCACTGTCAAAGTGGTTTTACCGTCTTCGTTTTTTATGTCAAGGGTTTCTGCCTGTTCGATTCTAAACTGTTCTGTCTGTGCTGTGTCGTTTGTGTTGTTGTTTGTCATTGGTTGTTTCACCATAGTATTGTGTTGCGCCCCCCTATTTATAAAGGCTTGGGAAGCTTCGTTTCGCCTTTCGTCTCTTGTAATAACTAATTGCCCGCCCCTATTTATAAAGGTCATGGTAGTTCACCGTCATACATGCGCTGCCGTCTCTCATAAATAAGTTTTTTATGCTCAAGGTCATACGTCGAATTGTAGTACATGCTGTCTTCGTCGTTCGTACGTGTGAACGCTTCCATGTGGTCAGCGGTGATGTTGTCAATGTCGCTGTACTTCTTCAAGTCACGCATCTCTTTACCTGTCATCCATCCGTGAAGTGTCTTCGTTACTTCCACAGTGACTTCACCTTGCTGACGATTGCGTCGTAAAGAACTTCTTCGTCGCTTTTCATTGCTTGCTCGAATGCTTTCTCGTTTGCTTCATCAATGGCTCGGATTGCTGCTTTGTCCTCCTCAGTTATGATTGATTTACCTACTACTTCGAAGTCGCCGTTGATGATTACTCTGTACTGCTCTTCAGGTTTCTGTCCGTAGATTTGAAGTGCGATGTCTCCGCTTTCTGTTCTCTCGATTTCTACGATGTCAGCGTTGTTGATTGCTGACTGATTTTCTGTAAAGGTTTTGATGAGCTGTTCTTGCTCTGAAACTTTTTGATTTGAGTCTTGTTCTGTCATATTGAATCAACTCTGTATATAATATATAGGTTTAAGTCATTTATAAGGGTTGTGGTGCACCCACTTTTCCCTCGAAAAATGCTTTCAACCTTGTATTGAAGTGTTTGGTTGCTTGCACTTATAAAGGTGTTGGTGTTTGTTAATCTCATAGCAGTGATGGACCAGCCAGTTGCGCATGACTCACTGAAACCGGGTTTTCACGTTTAGAGAGCATGTTAAGCACCTGTTAAAACCGCCCGTCTAAACAAAGTGCGTGGTCTTCGGTACATCCTAACCGTTTACCCATGCCCAATCAAGGGTGGAAACCCCGTCCGATTTACCTATATAGCTTTCATGTCCCTAATACACCCAATATCGTGCAAAATAGTTACATGAAAAGAAGGATGCGAAGGGATTTGAACCCTTATAATCTCGTTTACAAGACGAGCACATACGACCAAGTTCTGCCACACATCCAAAAAACAAGTAGTGCTGGGCTTACCTGCCATGGCAAGGCTCCCAACACTTAAAGCGCAGGGTCCGGAATTTGAATCCGGGTCGCCAAATAGACAGTTTGGCATCGTAGACCGTGCTGGAACAACCCCGCATCAAAACCATTATGGACTTCCTCGGATTTGAACCGAGAGTTTCTCGTATGCAAAACGAGCGTCTTGCCAGATTAGACCAGAAGCCCCCTTTGTAAATTAAAATATATGTAGAATATGTGGGGAGAGGCTTTTACCTCACCTCTCCGCTGTAATTTAAATCAACCTATGACAGACTGACTGGTGCAGGGAAACAAGACCACCGAACCTTACACCGCAGGTCCGAAACTTTTTACGGCTTTCGGACATAAACATATTAGTTCCCAAGCTTTATAAAGGTTTTCCCTCGAACCTTTTCTTCACCAACTTATTCACATCAGCTTGGAACTGAGTCTCAGGCTCCGGGAAATAAACAATGCTGTACAAAGGAAGAAGAACGTGGCGGTCAAGCCACCTATTAACGTCGCCGACAACCGTCATACGTAATCATCCTCCTGAAGCATCATAATCGCCCAATCAGGCAACCTGAAACTTAACGGGTTCTCAACAGGGTCGTTAATCCAGTAATAAAACGCTTCATCGTTAATCTTGAAACGGAAACTGTCACCCAATCTCTGAACCACTAACTCAACCTCGGTGCCTTCATCGTACATGCCGCATACAACACCGCTCATCGACTCTTGAACAACCTCTTCATCAGCAAGGTCGTCTAAATGCTCGACTTCCTCAACGTAGTTCCAGTCCTCAAAGGTTTTAGTCTCAACTTCCGGGTTGTTTTCAGCCCAATCCATCTGCGTCATCTCCGTACCGATAACTGCCGAGGCATGACCGACTGTCTCCCAATCCTTGTCAGGGAAGGAGTCGCTGTACTCTTTCTTAGCTGTCAGCACTGCTTGGTCAGGACCATACGTAATAACCCATTCTTCATGAACGCCGTTTTCGTCCATGTACTTAGCTAAAGCGGTTTCACCCATCAAGTACTCGAAACTGATTTGGAATCCGTCTCCGGCAAGGTCGTACATGCTGTGAACTCCACGCACCCATTCAGGGGCGTCACCCATTTCAAACACTTTCTCGGTGTTGTTACGCATCAATTTCTTCACTTGGTTCTGAGACATGCCGTGAATCTGTTTCATGACACGTGTCTGAGGGATTTGCTCGATAAGGTCGCCGTCCTCCTTCACGTCGATATACCATGCATCCATGTCCATGTCCATCGTTCCTTCGTTGACCAGTAGGTAATCGCCTACTTCCTGATTTTCCTGTTTTTTCAAAACTCTTTTCTTCATCTGGTTCTCCCGAACCACATCTTCTTCTTCTTGTTTGTTGTTGTCTTCTTTACTCATAAATAGCACCTTTGTCTAAAAGGAATTTGTATGATTCACTTGCTTTTTCTTCTTCGTCGCTGCACATACAATCTTCATGACCACATTTGTCGAAAGGTATGTCGTCCAAACCTTTTACGTAGTTCTCCTTCGTCCTTGTCTGCATCCTGTCAGCTACTGCATCGCCTACGATTGCACACTTGTCTTTTGTGTCCTGCCAAATGTCTTCGCTGAACTTGAAAAACCTTTTGCCGTCTTTACGTGCCGGCCAAGTCCTGAAATCAAGGTCTCTCTTACGCAGGTAAACCAGCGTACCTTTGTCGGCTCCGTCAACGCCACGCATGTATGTCATGACTTGCTCCAAATGTTTTTTACGTGGAGGTTCGAAGTTGTACCATGCGCCACGGCTTTTGAAGTCAATGATTCGACCGCTCTTCGGATTGTAGTAATCCATACGTCCTTTGAATCGTAGACCGTCTTCTTCGAAGTCAATCCATTTCTCCATGTCTACATGGCTTTTACCTTCCTCGTCGAAGTGAGGTAGCAGGTTTTCTTCAAGCCATTTGTGAATCATGGTACCTGTCACGAATTTTGCCTGTGTCTCGTGAGGGTAGTAGTGTTGGTCAAGCTTGGATAGGAACATCTGCCTTTTACACATTCCGACCTGTGAAGGATAGAATTTGTAGGCATCTTGCTCGCTGTTGGCGTACTCTGACCTGTTGTTTTTCTCTAATGCGTCACGTATTTCGTTCATTAGGTCAAGCATGTGTCGTTCGCCGTCGTGCTCTACCAGTTCCTTGTTTTTCTCACCTGTGTCAGGGTCTTCGGTCACGTTATAACGTTTGGCGATAATGTTTGTTGCGCCGATGTCGTCGATGTGACGTTTTCTCCTGTTTTCTTTACTTTGTTGTCCGGTTTTCTTTGCAGGGTTTTCTGCCCCGCTGTACTTCTCTTCAATCTGTTTTTTCCAATCTTTTTGTTTGTCTTGTTTCATAGGTATTTCTCACCTTGTAATATAAAAATTAGTTGGATGCATTTATAAAGGTTGTTACTGCCTTCGAACATAAACATTAATTACTCACGTAGCTTTATAAAGGTTTCGGTCGAGCCAATATTTAAGGCAATACATGTAAACCTGTAGAACCAGTAACAGCCAGAACCCCCACATACTTGAGACTCCTGCCAAACGCATAACCGCTGTGGTAATAATGCGGTTCTTCTTTAACATCTTTGAATCGTTTCCTCCAATAATCAAGTCGGTAACCTTCGCCGTGGACGCCAAAACCGTCAATCACGCCGACACCGAATGCATGGAGTTCAGTGTAGTCGATAAACCCTGCTTTTTTAAACAGGAAGCCTTTGTAATCATATAACCATTTCTTAACTGTGTTCATCGGTACATCTTACCTCTTTACCCATGCCCATTTAGGGGTGGAAAAGGGTGGAAAAACCACCTTTCGTTTTAAGAGCAAGGACTATATCCGCAAATCGGGCACAGGAAGCATCCAGACTGCGGCTGCATCTCCGCACCGCACTTAGGACACTCCTCACCCATAGCCTCCGGAATACTGCTTTCAATGTTCGTATTGTCACAGACCTTGCAAGTCGTTTCATCATCTTCATCAGTCATAGCAAGATTAAACAATAAAGTAACCAACTTATTTAAAGCTTTTTGCTTTCATCAGCGAAATCCTTGAAATAACTCTCCCAATCACTCATTTGATAAACCTCCTTCTCCTTATTCTCAGGGTTGATACGCCAAATCTCTGCACGGGCAACACCTTCACCGTTAAGGTCAGGGTGATTCTCCGCAGCATAACTATAAGCGGCAGCCTGCCGCCTATGCTTCGTACGAACCTTACTGCTCGTCTTCAAATCAGCTACAACGCTCTCACCCGTCTCCGGGTCCTCATAAATAAGGTCAACCTGTCCGCCATAACCGGCGTGGTCATCTCCTTCAGGCACTATAAACTTGGTCTCCACATTCTCAACGTGTCTTTGTTCTATACCTTTTTCATCAAGTATTTCATCAAACTTATCCTCAATATAATTCATGTCCTTTATAAAAACATCGTATAAACACTTATCCTCATTATCTTGATATATCTCGAATGCTTCCCGGTCCTTTACCCAACCCCTGTCGTTGAACAAACTGTACAAAACATTAGGGTCGCCAGCTAAGTCATCAACGCCTTCTCTTGACGAGGATTCGTCCTCCGTCCAAGCATTCTCAGGGTTATCCGGGTGCTGTAAGGGAGCAAGGTTGTTGTAGTGAGCCAACGTACCAAGGTTCTGCTTGTACTGAAGCAAATGCTTCCAAAACGGGTTATCACCTAAACCATCATTATGGCGTTTCCACCACTTCAAGCCGTCACCTTTATCAGCTTCACCGAGAATAGTGGTTACACTGTACACGTCCGTCTCTCCATCATCAGTTTGGTAGTGTCTGCGGTCCTGTTCGTCTAAATATCTTTCCATATTATCAAATCTTTGCTTTGATTCGCCTTCCAAATAATTATTTACGTCTTCCATCCATGTAAATACATGAGATACCTACTTACTTAAACCTCAAATACGAGGGATAAAAAAGAAAAATTGATTGGGTTCGGAAACTATTTCATTCCTCACCGTTTACAAACTTGGCGTCGCCGTCAACATCTTCAAAATCAAGCATGTTACGTGCCTCGCCCTGACTGATTACACCGTTCTGGTAAAGAGTTGTTGCCTCATCAACCTTCTCCTTCCTTGTCGGCCAGTCAAAATCCCCGAAACTGATTGTAACGTCAGTGTCGTAGCCATTCTCCTCTGCAATCTCCTGCAGAACAGAGTTAATCCTGCTTGAAACACTGTCACGTACAGCGCTCATACGCAACTGAAGAGTCTTCTTCTCCTCAGCAGCAGTCGCTTTGTTACTGTTGTCCGCACGTGTCAAGTAATCAGGCATAGAAGCCGTAATCTCACGGCTTAACTCTTTAATAACTTCTTGGTTCTCACCGACTGAAGGGTCATAGTCAAAGTCCTCGACCTCAACCTCTGTATCATAAATAACAGGGTTTTCATAGTCGCTCATGTTGCTTAGTTTGCCTTCAATCTCTGCTTTCTGGCTTTGATTAGTACCGTCATCAGGTAGTTCGACTGCGTCATCGCCGCCGATACCTTTAACTTTCACCAGTTTACGTGGAATACTTTTCTGCCTTGCAATGACAGCCTGCGAACGCATCATTTCACGTTTCATCTTGTAACTGTCAACTGCTGACAGGAAATCGCTTCTACCGTACTTCGGAATACTTCCTGAACCCTCACGTAGATGTACAAGGTTGTCAGGGTCAACTGCTACACCTTTAACTGTTTTAGTACGTCCGTCGAAATAGCTTACGTCGTAACGCTTACCTTCCTGTGTGCCACGAGTCTTTATAACGTATTTTTCAACTTCGAACTGTTCGTTGAAATCAATGTAGACTTTATGCGGTCTCTGAACTTCTTCAAATTCAAGCGGGACACCTGTCTGGTTTCCACGCATAACCTCGATGTAACCGTTACCTGTAATACTCATGTCACGCAACGCATTACGAAGTGGCTGTTTAATTTTGGGGAGAACCTCATTTTCAAAGTACTCCTGTGTCTCATCATCATCCGATTCAACAGTTAATTCACGTCCCATCAACATGTCAACACGAGTACCAATCGCTGATGCTACATCAGGGTCGTTGTGAAGCATTCTGTAACCTGCACGGAACTCGTCGTGAGGGTCAAGAATCTCATCATTGTAAATATCGGAGATGAACTCGCCTTCTTTCAAAGAGAATCCTCCGCTCAGCATTCCTTGGAACTGTTGAGAAGCACTTCGGCTCTCAGTCTGTGTTCCGGGGATACTGTTCTTAATTCTTTCAGTAAATTTCATAGTATTTTTTTAATACCTCTTATATATAGTATGTGGTGACAACCTTTTTAAAACCTGTGGGCGCCGAAAAGACTTGCCTTACCAAGCTTGGACATAAACCCGAAAAAAAGAGTGTTCAACAGGGTGACCTGACCCTTCTTAGACTCAAGTCTTCCTGCCATGTATCCTTCACGTCTCGCCTGATTCAAACGATGCCGTCTGTCAAGCTCTTGCGCAGCCTTAGGAAGCACGTACGCAACAAAAACAAGTGTCATTGCCAACGGCAAACCCTGAGAAGCTACAATCCCTGCAACATTCATTGCTGCTCCACCTGAAACAGATGCTATTGCAGCGTAGACACTGGTGTAAACTATACCTGTGTAATCTACGTCGTAGCGTTCATCTGCTTGCTGCTCCGCCTGTTCAATATCATCTACCATAAACTTTTTAAACCTTTTCTAAATATTCTTCCGGGCTTTTACCCTCTTTAACGTAAGATGCAAGGTTTTGACCTTCATCCTCGTCAATAGTGTATGTAAACTTGTCGTCGCCAGTCACTTCCTTAATCCAATCCGCAAACACTTCAAACGGCTGCCTCTCAACACGCCCTAATGGACGAGTCATATCCTCAACGCTTTCAACTACTTCATCCTTCTCATTGTAAAGAGTAAGGTCAAGGTAGCTGTGAACCGTGTTCGTTCTCTCACCGTTGATGACAAGTCTGTACTCAGTCATTCCTCTACAACCTCAAACACTTCGTCTTCAATTAACTGGTTTGAACTTGTACTTTCTGCATAGTTTTCAAAGCCTTCACGCTCCAAATACATCATTGCAATACTGACTAATCGTACGTCACGTCTCTTAGCTTGGTGATAAGTCATGTTGTAGCCGTCACGGCTGAACACGACATCTCCTTCGCCGTCTTCTACACGGAAATCGTAAAACATTACTCCGTCATTACTGACTTCATCCTCAACAACAAGTTTATAATCCATAACAATCACTTGGTAACTCTCCTTTATAAAACTACCTGTTGGTTTTCTCTGTGGACTCGATGTCCGCCTGCAAATCATCAGTGCTTCCGCTTGTACCGTGGTCGCTGTGCTCAGTGCTGTCAACAACACGTACATCGTCAGGGTGAGGGTGGTTAGTGCTGTCAACAACTCTGATGTCATCCTCTTCAATAGGATGGCTGTGAGTGATTGCGTAAGCATAAAAGCTTCCATCAATAGCTGTACTGGTTACGCCAGACCCTATAGCACGTAAACCGTAGAAGGGCTCCGCACCACCGTAATTCTGACCTCTAACCCCGATGGTTATCTGCTTAATCCATGAAGAATCCGGGAAACCGAGCCCTCCCTGACTGAAACCTGAAGCACCTGTGTTATCCATTTTATCTACAAAAATGCTTCTAAAGTTTAGAATGTCAGGTGTGCCGTCACCTTCATCAGGGTAAGCATCTATAGATACACGGATACTTTTACCGTTTGTACCGTCTTGGTTAAAAGCGAATCCTACTACGTGGTACAAAGCCTCTAAAGTCATCGGCGTCCAGTTACCGTCAACATCGTTGCTCTCCGCTATACTGGTTTCGCTGTTAGGGATAGTTGTGTCAAAGCTGTCTCTTCTCTCGTCTACAACGTTAATGTTTTGACCGTTCTCAGTACCGATTGTGATTCCGTTGTCGTT